TGACGCAACTTACGGAGAGTTAAGTCTTGGTGTCAATGTTAAAGCAAATGACAGAACTGATGGAACGACTTATGGCGCAGGAAACATATCAATAACAAATTGTCAGTTTTTAAATTCAGCAATAAGAATTGATGACTTTGCTGTGGCTAATATTAGAAATATAAATATATCAAACAATACCTCTAGAGGATCAGGCGATGGCGCTGTAGATGGGATGGATAACTACCTCATTCACTGCTCTAAGATCACAGGTGAGCATATCTTTGACTTTGATGATTGTCCCGCAATAAATAGTATACAAATAGTTGGAAACATATGTGCTGATAATGATGGCTCAGGATCGGGCAAGATTGACTATGACGGCAATCATGAATGGTCAGACAGGCTTCTTTCCATTGAAACGCTTGATGTTACAAATATTGATGCTGATTATATTGAAGCAAAAAATATTATTGTTCAAGATGGTTCAGAAATCACTATAGATGTATCTGACTCTACTTATGCAAGGCTTGGGAACTTAAATCAAAGCGCTGGAACTTTAAGTCTTGAAAGCTTTGGCAGTGTTCGTGTTGTTATCGACAATAATGGAAATGATTATGACACTATGGACAAAAGCTTTGATATTCTGGGTCCAACAGGTCTGAACGTAGGAGTAACTCCACAAGAGGGTCATAGCAGTGGCGGTCAAGATGCCGGAACTCTTCTCATGACTGTTCTGCAAAGTGGAGAGGTTGGAGTGGGTGAAAGTGATCCTGCGGAGATGCTTCATATAAAGAATGACTCAGATGCGTGCAAGATTCGCATAGAAGCAGCGGCTTCAAAAAACATTGTTTATATGGGTTACGTCGATGGTACACAAAAGTTTGGAGCTGGATATGATTTTTCAAATGATTGCGTGTCTTTGAGCTATGGCGGTATGTCAAATAATCATTTGAATATAAATTCTGAAGGAAAAGTTCTCATAGGAGACCCGGACGATGGAGAATTTTACTATGGGATGTTAACAGTAGAATCTGAAGCCGCAGCGTATGACGCTACAGACTCTGCCGATATGCAAAATTATCACCTTGTCTTAAAGCAGGATGGTCATAATGATAATTATGAAATAGGAATGGCATTTTGTATTGCTCAGGATAACTATGAGTCCGGCCAAACCCCTGGAGCGGCAGTGGTTCACGAAAGAACTTCAAGCAATTCCAAAGGAAAGTTGCATTTCAAAACAAAGGGGGGCACACAGTATGATGATCCATGCGAAACTAGAGTCACTATCGATAATCAGGGTCAGGTTGGATTCGGAACAAAAAATCCTGAATATCGTCTTGAAATACAAGGGACGGAGGATCTTCCTGCTCCAAAGATTCTTTTAAAAACCTATAGTGAAGAGAGTAATGCAGGCATAATCCTTGGAGGAGATATTGATGATTCTGGAAGTAAGGCTTATGGCATAATTCAGCATATCACAACAGGATCTAATGAGCACAGTCACGATCCTTCTCTTCTTATATCATGCAATACTGGTAAAGACCTTATGAGTCATGGAGGCATGTGGCCCCACATAAGGTTGCGACCCTGGAGTCACGATCCATGCCCGGGAAGAAACGGGAGGGTTACGGAGATAAGGCGAGCGCATATTGTAAATAACCTTTCTGTTGGAGGTACCTCTGCATATCCAGATATAGAGGCAGCTCAGGCTACATCCGCATCTATAGGGCTCAATTATATTCCTGCATATGAAGCAGCAGGAACGATGGATCCGCCACTTTTGATTACTCAGTATTCAGCCTCATCTCCTGGCCTCACATATAGAAGTGCGAACTTTAACAGTTTGTGGGAGTTTAAAGAATACAATGGTGATTTGATAGTAAGCTGGTCTGATGATGGCGGCAATACCTACTCTACCTATGGTTGGTTTGCCCAGGGGGCGGCACCTGTTTCTCAAATTACATTTACAGGTCAGCACAGAAATGTGCTGGCAGAAGGTGAATCTCTATCCGTTTATGCAAAAAAGGTAGGTATGATAGTTGTTTCATCGGGAGAGTATTGTAATCTTCCGATCTTAGATTCTCTAGGAGTTGAAGAGGTAGGCTATAAGCCTACGGTAGATGAGGCTTTGCCGAAGGTTATACTGTCTACTATGAGAAATCAAAAATCTGCATTTGGAGTTATAAGCAGGCTTGAGGAGTATAAGGATATAGATGGGGCAAGATTTAGATCTGGAGGTATAGACTCAGCGTTTGAAGTACCTGAAGGTGACGAAAGACTTATTATCAACTCTCTTGGAGAAGGTGCTATTTGGGTTTGCAATATAAACGGTAACTTAGAAAACGGAGATTATATAACCACTTGCGAAATTCCTGGCTATGGAATGAGGCAAGATGATGATTTGCTTCACAACTATACTGTGGCAAAGATTACTCAAGATTGTGATTTTGATTTAAATAGTAATAATTATGATTGTGTTGAGTTTGACTTCGAAGGACAAACGTATAGAAAAGCATTCGTCGGATGCACTTACCATTGCGGATAATAGGATATATTAAATGGCTAAATCAAATTACCCAGACAAATTAGATACATCAATAGAGATTCCGGTAGTTAGAGATAACATTACCGAGATAGGCTCTGATGTGCTTAATAGTCTTAGGTCTGCAATTTTTAATATTGAAAGATCTTTAGGAATAAATCCGCAGGGAGCTATAGGAAATACTGTTTCGGCAAGGCTGTCAAATGCCTTGGATGAAAGCGGAAATATTTTGAAAGAAGCTTTGGATAGATCAAATGTTCTTTCGGGTCCTGTTACAGATTCTGATGTATCAAAAGTGGCTGCTATTAACGAGAGCAAGCTAAGGCTTAATTATCCAACCCATTTGTTGCAAGATCAAATATCTATTTTAGATAATAGACTTGAAGCCTTTATAACAACTCTCGAAGAGCTTAATATCATTGTTGCAGCTCACGTTCATAGCGATGCAATAAATAGGCATTATGCAAGAGCAATAAGCGTAGAAGAAGCAGAGGGGGATGCTTCCGCCGATGCGAGCATGGCAGTGGCAGAAGGCACTTTGCAGGAGGTGCTGGAAGAGATTTATAATGCTCATATAAACTATACGGGAGAAAGCGTTGGTTCTACTAACAACTCTCATAATGCTAAGCAAATTTATTATGATAACGAAAGCACCTCTGATTTGATTGGATCTGCAAGCGTTCAGGGCGCTATAGATGACTTGGCAGAGTTGGAAGGGGCTGGGCTTAGAAGCTCAAATCTCAACTTTAATTCAAATGGAATATTAAGAACAGGTTCTGTTTACAACGCTCTAGAGGGCAATGATGTTGGAACGGTTTTAGTAGAGGCTAGTGAAATAGTCTATGGAGGGCCAAATGAAGCAAGCGTGTCAAGAGTGTCCTTTTCAACAGCCCAAACCCCAACCTCTATACCAAGACCATTTGACATACTTACCGTTATAGACTCATCATATGAGGAGGACAATGGAGAGTATATAATTGCTTCGGTTAGCTTAAACAGCAGCGATGATGTAGATCATGTAAACATATTTGGAGGCCCTGTAAACTCTATAGAAGAGGGGACTACAGCTAAGATAACCAGAAATGTATTTGTAAATTATAATGAAAATGGATTAAATTGCAGCGTAAGACCCAGGCACGAAAGATCTAATACGCCGGATGTTCAAGTTGCAAATCCAAATGCTGCAACAATAATATCATCCGGAATAAAACCAACCAGTCTTGAGGATGGCGTTGCTGATACGATCTCTCTTGAGATAGATGGTGGAGATGCAGTTGAGATTACAGTTTATGACAGTGATTTTGACACACAAAGCATTGACACCATTGTTTTTAAGATAAATGATTATGCTGTATCTAACAAGCTGAATATTTTTGCATATAAAATACGATCATTAAGATGTTATGAGTTAGCAATTTCGCATGTGCTTCCAAACTTTGCAGAAGACTCTAAGAGCAGAACTATAAAGCTGGTTGAGGCAACAACGGATGCCTCCGATGTGTTGGGCCTTTCCTATCTTTTAGACAGAGAGGTTTTAGGCTCCGGAGGAAATGCATATCATATTAATGGAAGATTGCTGGAAGACTTTGGAAGGATAAACATATATGGATCTGATTCTGTTCTTATAAATCCTGGCACACTATATCTATCTTCTGTATCTGGAGATTTTATAGCAGACGGGATTAGGGCGGGAGATTTGTGTGTTATAGATGGGTCTTCAGACTCTGGAGACGATGGTACATTTAGAATTAAAACTGTATCTTCAAATTCAATTATTTTGGACAATACAGATGCGGGCCCATTGCAGGGCGAGATTTCAGATGACTCTTCGGTATATGTGATAAGATGTACAGCGCCGATTGGAGAGATGGAGTTTCAAGATCCGACAGATGGGCTTATTATGTTTGATGTATTTGTTGATCAAAATAAAGATGTTTTTTACAAAAAAAGACTAGAGGTTTTGTTTCACATTGAAACAGCTGGGTTTTATGCTTTTGTAACAGATCTTTCAGGTGGCTTTATTCAGGATGAAGACACTTATATGATAAATGTTGGAACGGATGGCATGGCTCATTTGGGGCTTGGAGTTGAGGGAGAGTCTGGTTACGCTATAACTCCAGGCACAGAGGGTGAAAATGTTTTTGTGGGTGCAACCGGAGAGTATAAGCTCTTTTCTAAAGATAAGATGTCATATGTAGTTCTAGATGTTTTGGCATCTGGACCTCCCCTTTCTGAAAAAGAGACGGTTCTCATAGGGTATGATGAGCTTCCAAGCAGTGTTTTGCATCTATGCAGGGGTGTCTATTCAACATCTTTTGGATTCATCTTGGGATCTCCATCTACTTCTGGTGATGCAATACCTGTTTTAAAGGACAAACGCGCAACAGGAACTGTTGATGATACCATCATTGGAGAGGCTCTTTTAGAAAGATATATTCAAGGCCCAAGAAATGAGTTAAGGACAAGCGGTGTAATTCGAGCTATAGATATAGATAGCATTACATATGTAGACAGCAGTACTTGCAAGATAACTATAAACCCTGGAATAGCAGTTGTAAATGGTGTAAGGTTTGAATATTTGGGCGTTACGGATCTTGTCTATAAGTACGATGGTGGAGAGACAGGGTATAATGATACAGACAACTTTTACATAGCTTTAGATGGAAGCGGATGTATTCTCATTGAGAATGAGATTGATAGAGCAGGTGCGGGTACTAAATATGTGTCTCCATTTTCAGGCCAATCAGTTGCTGACCTTGCATATGTTGAAGTTGACACATCTGGAGAGACGGCAACATCTTCGGATCTTAGGCTGTATGTAGACCATATTGACTATAAGCTGCTTGGAGATATAACTGTTGCAAATGATGAAAGGTTTGGACATTTTACGGATATTAAAGCAGCTGTAGATTATGCCAGAAGGTTTTCTGACTTATTTCCGGATATGGGAACTCCCAGTATATTTATAAAAGGTGGCACTTATGATATTGACGAAACAATTTTTGTTGATTTTGACATAGCCATTCGAGGCTCTGGCCCTCAAACGATGGTGAGAAGAACCTTCGACCCTGTAGCGACCACCTTTCAGAGTGATATTTCTGAAAGTGCAATGTTTTTAGTTGGAGATGATAGTGCGACAGATATACTTTACGGAGTTACAATGGAGGATATAACATTTGTTGGAACAGAAGGGGAGGAAACAGATTGGGCAGGAACATGCATAATGGTTAGAAATAATGTAGATAACAATTCTGACTCTGCTGTGTTTGTGTTTAATAGGCTAAAGTTTATTGCTGCATCAGATTACAATGTTCATACAGACCATGATATCTCCGGCGGCGATGGACCAAATCAATTGCCATTTTATATAGGCTATGACGATGGTGGAGTATATCAAAATATAATAATAAGCAATTGCTATTTTGATGGAGTAGGACACGAAGAGGGGCTTGTATATCTAAATAATAATAATGACTATAAAAATATAAGTGTAATAAACAATATATCAGTCAGATCGTTGGATGCTGCCGGAGGCTATGAGATAATAATAGAAGGTGGTTCGTCTGGAGATAGGATTAATATTCAACAGGTCAATAATATGATTATAGATGTGAGCGCATAATGTCAAAAGAGAGAGAGCAGTCTGCGATAGATGCCATATATGATATATTGGATAAAATATCTTTATTAGATAAAAGAGTTCAGGTTATAGATGACAATGTAAAGCTTCTAAGCAATAAAGTTTCAAAGCTTAATAAGAATGCGGCCGCAGCAGTGTCCGCATCTCCCGCTTCCAGTCAGCCGACTGTCAATCAGTCTACACAAAAACAACAAAAGGTTGATAGGTTAGTTTTGGGAAATATAAAAACACATGGATACATTGTTAATAAGTCAAAAGTTCCAATTCAAGATGTAATTATAAATATTTATGACACAAATAGCAAGCTGATCAAAAATTCAAAATCAAATAATGATGGATATTGGGAAGTAAGATTGCCGCCCGGAAAATATGGAGTAGAATATATTCACAAGAAATTCAAGCCAATAAATAGGACGATAGAATTGGCTGATGATATTCGAAACTATGAGGTAAGGTGATGTTTGCTGTTAAAATTTTTAGTAAAAAAAGAAAAAAGAACAATATCCTAGAGAGAACAATTCAAAATTTATCTGATTTTCTTAAGAAAGAAATGAGCAGGAATGTTAACATCGTTTCTGACAACAATTCTATAGAGATGGTTTCTGGTAATTTAGATGCTAATAATGGTGAGATTGTTACAGAGTTAATGTTCAAAAAAACCATTATACTTGATGCTGATGATTTAAAAGATAAAGAAAAGTTAGATAAGTACGTTAAGGAGATTAAGCACTTTTGCGAGCAAGTCTCCAGCATTGAAGATTTGAAGTATTTGCCGTTACAATTTAGGAATTATAATAATGATTGATGAACAAAACTTACCGGGATCAGGCCTAAATGGCGATCACGTTGTTTTTTCAAGCTTTTTTACTGATAATTACATTGTTCAGCAAACTGCCATAGTGCATCCGAAAACACTGCTTATTGATGGACTAAGAAAGGTTTTTAGGAACGATTCTGTCTTTACATATAGGGATGATGAGTATGGATATCCTCTCACTCCGGATCAGACAGGTATTGACGTAGATTCAGAATATACTACAAAGATATTAATAAGTGATGCATATAGATATGAAGTTAAGTTTTTCCCGTCAATTGTTGTAAAGTCTAGCGGAGGTTCTTATAAGCCACTTTCTTTTAATCAGAATATGACTTATAAATATAGAACAGATATTATAGAAAACGAATATGGAGCAAGAAGGGTTGTTAGCACTCCTACCCATAGAGTTTATGCTGGGCGTTGGGAATTAGGTTTTGATTTAGGGATTTATTCTGAAAGTCAAAGTGAATTAGAGGAATTGGTTGATATAGTTTCTATGGCGGTTCAATATGTTTTATGGAATGAACTAAGAGCTAACGGGCTATTCGTTAGCCAGCTTAGAATAGGAGCAGAGGCTGCAGAGCCGTATGCTAATGACTATGTGTACAATACGAGCGTTAGCCTGACAACTCTCTCAGAGTGGAGAGTCGAGATACCGATTGAAAATGTTGTGGAAAAGATAGCATTTAGTATTGCTCCAACTTGGCACCCAATTCCAGGAGTTAAAACTCAGGCAGATGTTCTGTCTAGTAGGTTCGATGAGATCATTGAATTAACAGAAATTTTTTAAAAGATTATAGAAAAATGAAACTACTAATAATAAATAATTTGGTGAGTTATCGCAAGCGTGGAGGATTTTTAAATGGCTAATATACCCGGCATTTCAGGTTTCATTCAGCCTGGAGCATTTGCAAGAGACCGAGTACTTTCTCGTGGTGTCTCTATTCCAGGCGGAGTAAGAATAGTTTGCATCTTGGGAGAGGGTCTCAGGGAAGAAACAATTGTTCAAGCTGCTGCAGGCAGCGGTCAGGATGGAGATGCGGATTGCAGCCCCACCGGTAGCGGTGATGGGCGCTTTTTTAAGATTCAAAACGTTCCGGTCGTGAGCGGCAGGACTGAATTGCGTTTAAATGGAACTCTTCTTTTTGGAAAGGAAGACGAGATTGACGCAAATGGGTTTGATTCAGCCTTTGATTATAGAATAGACATCTCTACTGGATGCATCGAGCTTCAAGGCGCTTCAATTGGAGATCAGGACGGAAAAGGGTATTCTGCAGCAAGCATGAATGTCGGTACCGGAACGATTGTTGAAGATTCAAGTTGCGATCCGTTTGTAACGCTTGACATCCTTGACGATTCTGCTCCAGATGAAAGATGGACAGTAAGGTGCGTAAGCGTCGTCAGAGATTCTAATGGAGATCCAATTTCAGGGCTTGCGACATTTAGCTTAACAGGCTCGGAGTCTGGACAGATTTATGATTCTTCAGGAAGTCCGATATCATTTCATAGTTCATATTACACAAGTGGAAGCGGAGCAATTTCGGGAACTTCAGATGAATGTTCCGATGGATTTGTTGTAGCCTACGGTGATAATACGGGAACAGCTTTTGGGCAGGGATCTGCAACCTTAAAGAGTGGCGATTCGACTCCTACTACTACAGATACTTTCGTAATTCCAGGAGGAGACCTTGTAACTCAGGGTCAGGCGATGGCCGGAGACTTTTTGTGCATAGATGGTTATGCAGGGTATGAAATAGAAGAGATCGAATTTGACGGAACTGATACAACCATTACTTTAGCCACAGATAGTCTTGGCCCAGCAGATTGGGATGATATAGATTGGGAGATTAGAGCTACTAACCTTCTTATTGATGATCCAAGCATTGATCATAACACAACATCTGGCGCTCCAGATTCAGAAGGAAGCTTTACTAGCGGAGATTTAGGAAAGACGGTCGTCATATGTGCAGGAACAAATTCTAACGGAGGAAGATACACTGTTAGTGCAGTCACCTCTACAAGAAGAATCAGGGTTCATGCTCTTGGAGACGAAAGCGCTGGCCTTCCCGACTTGGAGGGTACTGCCGGACTGTCAGATACGGGTCTTACATTCCACATGTTAGAAAATAATGGAATTTTATTATTAGGAATAGAAGAAGGCGCTGTCCCATTCGAGGTGGGAGATAAGTTTTATATTGATGTAAACTCAAGAGCTTTGGCTTTGGGTGATAATTTAGAGGCCAAATACATTTTTGAAGGAGATCTTAACGATCCACAGTTTTTTACAGATGCTAATTCATTATTTACAAAGCATGGAAATCCAAGCGAAGACAACACTCTTTCCCTTGGATCTCAGATGGCCATGGAGAATGGTGCGCCAGCGGTTCTTGCAGTACAGTGCAAGCCAGCTGTTCCCAGGAGAACTTCATTAACACTGTTAGAAGAGAGGGATGCTTTGGGAGTTGGAGGATTTCCGGATTGCGGATCAGGCTGCGAAGTAGATGATCTAAGATTTGTTTTATCCAGACCAATAACGGGCCTACGAGAGGGTCGTCCAGATTCAGATTCAAGAGTTAATATCTTTGTCGTAAGAGACGGAGAAGAGACTCAGGTTTTTCCAAATAAGGTTGACTTTTATAACTCTCAATTAGAGACCGAGACTCAACAGTATAACTGGATAGGAAGCACTGATAGTGCATTCTCATACACTGTTGTGAATGTCTCAGAGGATATTGTCGGCAACGGCATTGAGGGAGAAATCGGAGAGGATGAGGACGGGTTTTATTTCTCGACTCCTGAGTTCGATTTTGACGGAGAGCATGTTGGGATGTCGATTGTTATCACAAGCATGGAAAATGCAGGTGAAGATTGGGACTCTAGAGATTCGATTATGTCAAAAGAGGACATCTCTGATGCCTTGGGCCTTTCGGACGGAGGAGTTGACGAGGTTGAGCTTACAATATCTGCAGTAACGGATGACTCTAAGGTTTATGTCGTAAGAGGTAGTGATGGAGACCCCATTACGCTTGCCGCAAGTGGTTATGAAGATGTAAACTTCTTCATTAAAGATGCTAGCGCAACCCCTGATGACGCATGCCTCTTGTTGCACGAAGATCTCGTAACAAGCGGAGTTATACAGGCTGGAGACGGAATTAGAATTTCTTATGTAGATGAGAATGATGCAGATTACTTTGATACAAATTGGTTTAATGCGCTTGAGGCTCTTGAGGCAGCTGATGCTCAAATTATCGTGCCGCTTCCGACTCAGGCTATTTCTTCAATCTTTAGAGCAACAGTTAATCACTGTGAGAACATGAGTTCTGTTGCGAACAGAAAGGAGAGGGTGGCATTTATCGGGGCACAAATGGGAGTTACTGCTGATGCTCTTATCGGAACAGAAGAGGTGGCCGTCGAAGACATAGGCATTCTTGAGGGAATACAGGGAGATGATCCGGAAGAAGTTCTCGATGGTAACGTTGAAGATTTGGTAAACTTCAAGCTAAGCGATAATTATACAAGCAATAGATGTGTCTATATGTTTCCAGACGCAATCGTTAGAAATGTAAATGGAACAAATATTAATTTGCATGGATTTTACATGGCACCGGCAGCTGCTGGATGGTTGTCTGCAAGGCAGAATGTGGCCTTGCCTCTAACTTTCAAAACTTTGTCAGGATTTTCCCTGACTAGAGATAAGGTCTTTAGGCCCATTATTTTAAATAGCCTTGGAAACGTAGGAGCAACTGTTGTTGAGCCCGTCACTGGCGGAGGAAAGGTTCTTGCAGGAAGAACAACAAGTCAGTCTGGATTTGTTGAGGATGAGGAGATATCTATCATATTCATCAGAGATACTGTAAAGCGTACTTTGAGAAATTCTCTAAAGGGATTCATAGGGGGAGTTCAAAGTTCAGATACTAACAATTTAGTTGGAGCTAGAGTAAGCTCGATCATGTCTGCTTTGATTGCACAAGGTTTGGTTACTCAGTATAAGAACGTTCGGGTCGAGCAAGATAAGGTTGATCCAAGACAGATTAATGTATTTTTACAGTTTACTCCAGCTTATCCTATAAATTACGTCTTTATAGATATAGAAGTTGGGATTATATAATAGGGGAAAACAATGGCAGATTATCCAAATACATCAACGATTTTTGACAATGGAACAGTAGGAACTGGAGGTTCGACAAGAACGGGCCTATCAACTCAGGTTATTGTCTATGTTAATGGCGAACCAGTCGGCGCTATTCAGTCCTTTCAGGAAACGCAGTCAAGATCAAACAAGCCAATTACAGAGGTTGGAACTGACGGCATTGTCGAGCTAGTTCCGCAGTCCGCAGCAAAGTTTACTCTTTCGGTAAATAGAATTGTATTCGACGGCCTATCTTTGCCGGAATCTTTTGCAAGAGGGTTTAAAAACATTCATGCGCAGAGAATTCCGTTTGACATCGTTGTTATTGATAAGTTCACAGGAGGCGGAGATAACGCGGTTGTAACCACTTATCATAACTGCTGGTTCAATAACTTGTCAAAGACCTATCAAACTTCCGATTACACTATTGCAGAAACTGCAGGTATTGATTGTGAGTTTATATCTTCCAGAAGAGCTAAGGAGCCTGTGGCAAACAGCCAGGGCGTTGGTGGCGGAAGAGAGGTCGATGCTTCGAAGATTCAGCTGGATGGAGTCGAACAAGCGGTCGATTCAGGCGACAGAAGAGGTCCTCTGGACTTCCCTGGCCTCATAAACGCGGCTTTTAGTTGATTCACAAATAGTATTTTTAACTACACAAACACCACCTATCAAATAGGTGGTGTTTTTATTTGCAATAAAGTAAAATAATATAGCATTTTTTAGTATAACTAAAGAAAGGAGATTCAATGCCAAGAAGAACCGCAAAGATTAGTCGTAATAAGTCAGGAACAGAAGATAGTGAAATGGAAATCGAGCCAGTTGTAGACGACAATCCACAAGAAGAAAGTGAAAATGAAAGTGAAAACATGCTCGATTTGGAAAATTTAAAGGATTTAATTTTCTTAGGAAGATTAAGTGAGACTGTTGACATATCTGGATACAGGTTTGTTATAACTACTTTATCGACAAAGCAGCAAAGAGATATTATGCAGACGGTAATGAAGGTTGATCAAGTTGAACGTTTGTTAGATATAAAGCCTATTACTGTTTCTAAGGTTATTGAGTCTATAAATGGAGTTCCCCTGGAAGATCTCTGCACAGATGATGATCTGGAAGGTGTTGCAGAACGACGGTTAGACGTTGTTTATAATTTGCAAACAAATGTTATAGAAAAGGTTTACCAGGTTTACGAAAAGCTCGTTTTATCCTCAAATGAAGAGCTGGGTTTAGATTTTTTAAAAGAATAACCGAGGAGCCAATCAGCAGGCTCCGCTGGGCTCTATGCAAAGCGTGGGGTTGTACCGTTGATGATGATCGCTTTAGCAATATAAGCGAGTCTCAATGGCTTTGGTACGCTCAAATGTTACAGGCAGATGAGAGAGATAGGTATCAATATAATTTGGACCTTGCAGAGTATTTGGCTTCGTTTTGGAATTCGGATGCTGTTCAAAAAATTAGAGACATTAGAGATTCTAAGAGTGATGATAGATTTGCTTCGGATGAAGAATTCGAAAGACAAATACTTGATGAAGAATTTAAAAAGAATGATGAACTGGTTCGATCTATTAGGGAAAGGTATAAAAATACTAATTTACAAAGTAATACTGAAGGTAAACCTAGAGGGGCTAGGAACGTTAGAATGCCAAAAGATATGTCTAGACTTTTTGATAGAGTAAAGGATAAAATAGAGTAGAATGGCTACATTGGAAAATCAGCTAGAGGCCGCTTTGAGGCGGATAGATGAGCTTGAAAAGAGTACTAAAAAGTACAAAGATGCTGTTGATCAAGCAAATGAAGCGACGGCAAGTCTTTTTGCATTGGGCTCTAGACAGGGGGCTCAGACGGGAGGGATGACGAGCGCCTTCAAGGACGCTTCTGATGCTTTAGATAAATATGGGTCAGCAGTTAAGGGCCTCGTAGGGCCTTTTGCAGGTCTGGCTTCAAAGCTTGGACCGGTCGGAGCTGCTGTTGGTGGATTTACGAGTCTTCTTGGCGCCGGAACAGGCGCGATGGTCAAGCTGTCCAACGCCGCTATAAAAGGGATGAAGGTTTTGGCGGAAACTTTTGACGGAGCTTCGCAGCCTATTAGGTCGTTTGATTTAGAGGTATTTAATCTTGGAAAGCAGTTTGGCTCAACAATTGAAGAGGCATCAAAGTTTGCAGATGGATTAAACACTGAAACCGCATCTGCTTTTGCACAGTCTTTGTATATAACAAAAGATCAGATGAGAGATTTTATGGACGCCACCGCTAGAACTAGTCTGTCACTAGACCAGTTGAATGAGACGGTTGAGACCGGGATTGGGTCCACAAAACTTTATTCTGTCGCTGCCGCTCAAGCTGCTGCGATGGGAGTTTCGATGAGTGAGGCGGCTGATTATTTTAATACAGCTATGAATAAGCAGGGGAAGAGTGCTCAAGAGGCTTCTGAGATGATTGCAGGGTTTAGTGCTATTGCGGAAGAGACAGGATTAAGAGCCTCAACCGTAGCTTCCACCCTTAACGGAGCTGTTCAAGGGTTTGAGAAGCTTGGGATGTCAGCAGACTTTGGAAGACCAATCCTGGAAGGCTTTGGCAATACCATGAACGATATGGGGCTTGGAATCGAGAATGCCGTAGGTTTGACCCAAAGCTTAACGAAGGCTTTGGCAGATTTGACAACAAATTACGCAAATGCTTATCTTGTATTTCAACGAGGCGGCCTGGACATTGGTGGAGGCGGAGGCTCTGGAGTGCTTGGTGCTTCCATAGGCATGCAGGCAGCTATGTTGGAAGCAGAGCAAACTGGTGATCAGGCAAATATAGGATCTCAATTGGCAATGGGTATGAAGGAGACGCTTGCATCATTCACAGGGGGAGATATAGTTACTGTGCAGCAGGCCGCTGAATCTCCAGAGCTTCAAAATCAATTTTATATACAGCAGCAGATGTTGAAAAATCAGTTTGGAGTTGGAGATGATCAGTCGGCCACTCGCGTTTTGGATATGCTATCTAGACTTGATGAGGCGACTAGGTCTGGAGATCAGGATGCTAAGGCAGAGCTTGAAAAGCAGTTGAAAAACGAGATGGAAGGAAGAGATAAAACTCTTGATGAATGGGAGAAGGCAAACCAACAGCTTGCGATTCAATCAAACCTGCTAGCAGTTATGGCCAGACCTTATGTCGAAGGGCTGCGAGGCGTTGCAGCGGCTGGCCGAAGAGAGCTTACTCCGCTTATTCAAACGGGTGGAGAAAAGTTTAGAGGCGGCGTCAGGTCAGCCGGAAACCTGTTGATGAAAGGCTTGGACAAGATAGGGCTTGGTGAAGAGCACAGCTCTATTTCTCAAATATTAACTGCTCCAGGGCCTACTCCGACGCTTGGAACTACTGGAGCAGATTTATTGACGCAGCAGGCCACCATGGTTGGCCCGCCAGATAATGATCTTATTGTGCAGGCTACACAAACTCTGGTTCCTGCGCTCGATGGCTTTAATTTAAATATGAACGAACTGCCCAAACAGATAGAGCAAGCTTCGATGCTTGCAGCATCAGAAGCTTCTTCGTCTGCACTTGAGCAGGCGGGTTTCACAAGCAGAAGAGACTTGGCAGATGCGTTGGCTATGGCCATGGCAGATGCTTTCTCGGCAAAGCTTAAGGTAGAAATCGATATGACAGGCAGGACGGGTCAGCATTTCAACACAGTTACGTCCCTTAGCAATGATCTTTCTCAGGGAACCAGGAATAGAGCGGGCGGGGGAAGCCCTTCTCCACCATAGGTAAGATGAAATGGGCGATATAACAAGACAGACTATAATTTTTTTCCTCCCTTTGCAATTGGAGGCAATCATGGGTATTGGCTCAAGCAACCCACATTCTATAACCGGTTCTGATGGAAACAATGTTAGTGAGAATAATGGAGATCCCCTTTGGGCTAGAAGGCAGCTTTATATAAATCCGCAATCTCTTAATATAAGAGATAGCAAACTTATTAAGTCAGATCTTACAAAGGGTGGTTATGTAACTCAGTATTGGGGAGAGGCGCTGACCAAGCTTGAGGTCGGAGGCACAACAGGCTCTTCTGGTATAGAGGGTATAAATGTATTGAGGGATATTTATAGGCATGAGCAAATACAGTATAGAGAAGTTTTGAGAAAGAGGCAGGAAAGGTTGGCAGAAGAGGCTAAGAGAGCAGCGGCTGAGGCCGAGGCTTTATTAGAAGAGAGAACCGGTGTTGGTGGAACTTTGTTAAATATAGGTGATACATTAACCGGAGGTGCTCTTTCGGACACTATAAATGGAGTTAGTAATGCTGTAGACATAATAGCCGCTCCTTTTTTAGGAGATGGAACCGCTGCTAATTATACACAGTTTAAAAGCGTTCCAAGCTTAGCTGCGTTTGCAACAAATGTAGATATGTATTATCAAGGAGAGTTTTTCAGAGGTTATTTTGAAAACTTTAGCGTAACAGAGAATGGGTCAGAGCCTGGGCATTTTACTTATCAATTTACATATGCAGTAACAAGAAGAACTGGGCGGAGAGAGAACTTTATGCCTTGGCATAGAGAGCCGTTGACTTATGACGGAGAAACAAGAATGAGCCAAAGCACTACATCAAACAAGGGGATGGAGGGCGCTGAGGCTTTGTCGTTTCCAATTACGGATACGAGAGACCCACCAGAGATGTATGGAGACTCTCTGAGCAAAAGAGACTCTCGCCGTCAAAGAAGAGTTAATAGCAAGTTTAAAGATGAAAATAGCAATAAAAAAGATAAAAATGATATTCCTGTAAACAGAAATAAGCATACGAGCGGCGGAAGCTAAGGATAATTTATGGCAGAGTTGAAACAAGTTAGTCCAAGTTTAACTCCAGAGTTAGATGTTAGAATGAGGGAGGTTTTAAGGGAGGCTAGGGATAAAATCTCTAAAGGTGCTGTACCTATACATGTTGATTATGGATCAATAGAAAATCCGCCCCCATCACTAGTGGGGACTGGTGCGTCGATATTCTTGGATCAAAATCATGCTAACTCTGTAACTCCAGATACTAGAAATATTTTGACAATGTCTCCAGAGGCTACTGTTTTAATTAAAAAGAAGCCTTTCTCTTCTTTGAAGAGTGCAAATAATCTTCAGTTTATGGACAAGACAGAGAAGATGCTTTTGAGAGCAACAAAGGCATTGTTTGCTTATAAGGTTCAGCAGATAAGAGCTTATGAGAGCCTAACTAAATTTGAAAACTTTCTTGCTGATAATCAAATGTATAGTATGAATTTGCTTTCTTCTTTTATAAAAGAAGGCTCGTTGTTTGATGTTGGAAAATTAGGGTATACGTCAGAAGAGTATGTGGCAAAAAGGCTTGATGAATGGCTATCAGAAGAGAGGAGCGCAACTTTAACAGCGGATGATGGAGAGGTTATCACATACGATGTAGAGTCTGGCGGGTTTATGTCCGCTTCAGTTGATATACCAAAGATTGATATGCCCGGGCCAGCATCAGATTTAACCCCAGGCGAGCGCCAAACCATGCTTATTATGAGAGATAAACTTACAAACAAAGAATATCTTGATACTTTATCTGCGTCTGTAGCCAAGACAATATTGGAAGGAAAGAAAGAAGAGTTTAAGAAAGAATATGAGGGCGTAGATGGACATGCTGCCGCCACAAGTCAGCATAATTATATAGACGAAAGAACCGGTGAGACTGCCAGCTTTAATTGGGACACTCTCTTTAGCGATATAGGGGGTGCTCTTGGGGCTGTTGGCTTGGGGTCTGCTCATGAGTCATATAGCGCTATGAATGAAGATATAGCAAAGGTCTTGAAAAGAAATGCATTTTCTGCAGATAACCAGCTTACAACATGGATCGTAGATCCTGATGATCCTACAAATTACACTTTAGGGCCAGGAACTGGAACTATTGAGCTGACTATTTTTAATAGCTTTTCAACAACAACTGCGAATGATACAAATCCGTCTTCAGCTAGCTTCTCCTTGACATACCCATATAGACTTGGCACGGTATTGGAGGATGATATAGAGCTTGCTATAGAAGAGGCTTTAAATGGAACGGTTGGAATTCTTGATGAATTAGTAAGCGGTGGGCTTAGATCCGAGGGTATGTCTGGAGGTATGCCTCCAATAGATGGAGCATCTATTGTTTC